CGACAACTTGTTCTCTGGCGACATCTGAATTCGCATCTTGAACTTGTGTAAGTTTATCGGTTATCTGAGCTAGACTGTTATTTTCTTGAGGCATTTCTTTGTTTTATTTTCTCATTTTCTTCCGCAATATAAGATTGTAACAAGCCGACATATATCTGTCTCTCCCAAGGAATCATATTATCCAATTCAGTCAAACTGTATTTGTGATGTTGCATCATCGCAAAGTTGGTTTGATAGTGATTAGCTAATGACTCATGTGAAAGACTTAGATAAAAAAATCACTTAATCCCGAAAGTGTGTGTTCATTTTCATGATCACAAAGTAAGCATGTATATTTAAAAGTGTGTTCTAATTTAGGTTGATTCTCAATGTATTTTTGAATTGCTTCAAGATTTGCGTGATTTAATGAATCCACAAATTGTACAAGTTCCTTTTTATCGGTATCATCTGTCATATGTACGTTATCTTCATCATAGATAGATTCGATTGAGGCAATGATTGATGCAGTAAGATCATCCTCAATCTTGCTCATATCTTTAACACGGATAGGTCTAAGCATAAGACCGACTTCATCAGTCAGTTTAATCTTATTATCAATTTTCTTTTCAGACCAAATGATCTTTGCTTCAGTTAGATCGATATCAGTGACACTCAATTTGTCACAACCTTGACATTTAATATTAAACTGCACGGTTTCGCCAATACTGATAGCTCGTAGTTTGAGAAAGATATATTCAAGATCAAAGAGTGTGAGATCATTTGGTTTAATCTTTTCAAATGAGCAGACGCTGATAATCTCTGTAACAGCTTTAATAATTTCATTTGTATCACCAGATGACTGGGCTTGGAGTAAAATTTTCTCTTCTCTCACAAGGAAAGGGCGGATTTCAATTTTCTTCTTAGTAGAAGGGATTTCAATCGTGTGTTTAGCTGTTTCTAGTATTGGTAATGCCATAATATTTTAATAATTTAGTTTATGATTTAGTGTTGTTGTTATTTATACCCTTAAATTTTATCTTCTGAAAATTCCAAAAGGATTGTTCATGATTCGCGCATTCTTGGCATCAGCATCGAATTCATATGCGCGAATGCCACGTGAAGTATATGAATCATTGTCATTATCAGCCAAAATATCTTTACATGCGAAGGTCACTGTTAAGCTTAACGTTGTATCTGTCACCTCATGTGATTTTTCAATGGAGCCCACTGTGATGGGGTAGCATTCAATTAACTTGATGGAATATCGTGCTTTATCTTGTTTATCTTGATGAACAAGCAGCATATCTTCAACATAATCCTCACGATATCGAGCCTTATATGTAGTCTGATCAATGATTCCCGCCTGCCATATCTCAAAGACTCTTTTAGCAAGGAAGTCTTCAGTTAATCTGAATGTAACAGAGACCTCATCATTAATGAAGCCGCTTGGAACTTTCAAGGGGTTTCTATACATTGAGTAATCAACTGTCTCAATTTGCTTACCAGGAAAATTAATCGACTCACACAAGATATTTAATGATTCTTTACCAAACGCGAGATCCGGCACTTGTCTGGTCACATAATTTGGTAGACCGAATTTAGCGGTAAATCTATTTGGATTCGCTAAACCTCTTCTACTTATCTCTCCTTTTATTTTTTCTATTGGTCCCATTAGATTGATTTCTTTGAAATTCCCCAAACTGAAGACTTACTCTTCTTAGCAAACTGTTCAGTTGGTAAAAATAAAGCCGCTTCCCATTCAGTCGATGGAACTTCAGCAATTGTTGATGTTACGTGTTGATTTAAATATCTTTTAAAGCAAGGTTGAAATTCTTTTAACTTTGAAGAAGCCTTGAGAAAGTCATATGTAATTCTAAATTTTGTTGAACTATCATATTTTTTATTATTACTAAACTCCAAAAGTTTATCAAAGAACTTAGCTCTTAACTTGGGAGAAAGATAATGTAGATTCAATCCATAGAAACCTTTTGGTGCACGGTCGATCATAATGATCAGAGGGAATCTATCATAGTATGGTAATGTATCCTTTGTCTTTGGATCATAGAAATACATGAACATACGACCTGTGAGTGGTCTGTTCACCTTCTTCAGAGCACTATCCTTCAATAGATTATCACGTGTAGGTCTTACAATTGTCTTCACCTTTGTACGAAACCATTCCAAGGAATCCGATGATCTTGGTGTGACACCAGCACGGAATGCAGCAGCTTGGATTTTATCAAAGTAAGAAGTCTTGGCCATATAATGTATTTATATCATTTCTTCTTTGGTTTCTTGGGTAAGACAAGCTTTATTCCGAAGGATTGGATCTCATCTTCAGTCCAGATTGCGAATTCCCAGCCACGATTCTCACAATACTCTTTAGCAGCTTCCCATTTGGAAGTGTTCTTTACGTATTGCATAACCTCAGTGATATACCTCTTAGTCTTTCTAGACTTTACTTTGGGTTCTCTTGTCTGTGCTTTGGGTTTGATCTCAATGATATATGTTTTACCATTATCCATTTTTATTTTTAGATCAGTGAAGTATCTATGAGGTTTACCATCAGTCTTACATCTATATGGTATAACAACTGTTTCCGAGCCCCATTTTAACACCTTTGGATGATCATCCAACCATCTAAAGACTTGACGTTCCCAAAGTGAACGAAATGTGCAATTAGAATAATCTCCTTCATATTTACTTATATTCTTTACTTTATATTTTCCTCTGTAAGTTTTCATATAAATAACATATATGGGTAATAATAATATTTATAACAACACTGGTACCACTATTGTGTTTCCAGATGAAATCCGCTCACAAAGGGGTGTGAGGCCTATAATAAAATTTACTGCATATAATCGCAGTGATGGTCTGGCAGATCAACATCACATCGTTCTTCCGATACCAGCTTCGATGGCATTCTCGGATGGCGCGGACTATAATACAATAGATCTAGGCTCTGCTACTAATACTATTAATTCAATGGCGCAGGGCGAAGGTATCGGCGCTGTTTCATCAGTAAAGGCATCACAAATTTTACAGATCGCGTCGAAGGCGACACCTATTTCGGAGCAGGTAGCTTTCGCGACCAAAACAATTATCAATCCAAACACAAATACATCCTTTGTAACTAATAAAGTTAGAAATTTTGGTTTTAATTTTAAACTGATCGCGACCACGCCAGCTGAATCCAATTTAATTAACGAAATCCATACAACATTTAGAAAATTTACATACGCAAGTCAGAAGGAGGATTCTAGTAATCTTACGCTAGACTTTCCTCCTGTATGGACGATCCGCTTTATGAATGTTGGTGACAATGAGCCTGAAAATAAATTCATCCCAAAGATTTATAGTTGCTATTTAACACAATGTGAGTCAACTTTTAACTCTGAAGCAAATTTATATTTTAATGATTCCGCACCACTTTCGGTAAATATCTCTTTACAGTTCCAAGAAACAAGGGCCCTAACACGAAAAGATTTCAAAAAAATGGAGGAGGATAGGTCTGGATCTAGAGGGATTCGTGGAGGCCGGGCTACTGTAAATAGTTTAGCTGCTAACACTTTAAACCGAGATTAATATGAGCATTTTTTCACAGTTTCCACTAATAGATTATAAAGTCAATGGGAGTAATATTAACACATCCCTAATTGATATCTATAGGCACGTTGATGTCAATGAGACATTGATCGATGATATAACAAGTTACAGATATTATGATATTAAGGATGGAGAAAGACCCGATGGTGTTTCTCATAAGTTATATGGTAACTCAGAATATCATTGGACTTTCTTTGTAGCCAATGAGAAACTTAATTCTTTGGATGATTGGCCACGGAGTTACAATGAACAGATATCATACATTGATAAAAAATATGATGAGTATTCTGTTCTTGAGTTTATTCCAACACAAGAATATATAGGAAATCTGTATACTCTCGAAGGTGAACCGCCAATGATTGATATTTCCGGCGTTTATGAGGGTAGTGGTGAATACAGTAGAATTTCAGAAGGTAATTTCAATGAATCTAGATGGATTCTAAGAAAATTAAATGGTGAAAATGTAATATTAAGTATTGTTCAGTATGTGGAAGATTTAGTAGCCACTCACGCATGGACTATTCGTAATGAAGATCCGTTGAAAGAACCGTTCTTAAGAGCGCCATCGGGAGATCTACTAACAGTAAGTAGTCAGAAACCGTGGCTCATTACAGACTGGTTTGATGTTAGAAGAAATTTAGATGCGGGGCACAGGGTTGCTACAAAGTTAGTAAAACCCGTAATTGGTGATAGCGTAAGCAGATCTGGTGATACAGTTACTATTACATTTTCAGAGGATCATGATATCACTGAAGGTGTTTTTGCAGGTGAAGAGTTTGATTCAGAACCGTTTGGTTACCTAAGTTCATTTGATCAGAATAGAAAAATAAGTATCAGCGGAATTGAAGGTGGTTCACCCGATGTAAATGGAAAAGTTATAACAACTACCACTGCAAAATCATTAAGTAACACTGATATTATTTTTCCATCTTTCACATTTGATTCGAGAGATTGGTTCATCTCAGGGACTATTAATGGTAAAAATAGTTATGTGAGTTATGGCACCAGTGAAAATACCAGTGTTAGTAAGAAGTGGACACTTAGTTGGGATGCTGATTTCTATAGCAATGATGATCAAAAAGCGTGGCGGATGTCACAAACTGGAAGCGGTGCAAAGAGTGGATTCGGGGGTTCGGGTGTGTCGAGACTTCAGCCTTTGGGCCCTTGGTATGATGATGTTTATAGTACAGATGATGTTGCAACACCAGATCTTGTCACAAATTGGAGAGGCCGAGCCCTCAGAGACCCAAATATTCCACCACTCGACGAAGTAGTAGTCTTCGGTGCTGGGACAGAAGATGTGAATGGAACGTATGTTAGAACAGGTACCACGAGTTCAGGTGGACCATCATATACAAAGCCAGGTACCAATGGTGGTGCACCAACTTATCTATGGGCTGACTTTTCTGGTGCATATCTTCCTAGGCGGCCATATTTCTGGAAAATTTCATTTGATAAAGCAAATAATCAATCTGCTGTGATTCTTTATGATGGATATGGTTATGCTGATGAACTACCTTCACCCGATTCATGGATATTAAGACAAACCTATGATGAAATTACATTAATTCCAGAAGTAGCAGCGTGTACTGCATTCGTCCCTGATGATGACACTCTTGGATCAGCGTGGCAGTCAGTTGGTTTCGATGATAGCGCATGGCCCCCTGGTTCTACTGGTGTTGGATACGACTATGGTTCGCTAATAAATCTCGATGTAGAAGCAGAGATGTTGGGGTTGGCCACATCGATCTACGTGCGTGTACCTTTTACTGTTAATAACATTAGTGATATTACTTCGCTGTTGCTACGCATGAGAGTTGACGACGGCTTTGTTGCATATGTGAATGGTGTTAGAGTTGCGTCGAGGAAAGCTCCTTCGACATTAGATTATAACTCTAGCGCGACTACGTTTAACGAGGACGCCGAGGCAGTTGTGTTTGAAACGTTTGATATCTCTGCATATAGTGACGAACTTGTTATTGGTGATAACATCCTCGCGATTCATGGACTTAATCATACCGCGAATAGTTCAGATTTATTAATCATGCCAGAGCTGGTGTATACGACACCGCAAAACCCGTTGTTGCAACCACCAGCACCAACTGTTTCCACATCCGATTTCTCTTATGGGCCGATTTATCCAGCATCTAGTAGTAATGAATTCTCGATCGATCGGGCCGTGACATTTGAAGTTGAAGGATTAACAGGAACTTTGAGTGGAACTCCTGTGGTGAGTAATTTCATAACACAACCAAGTTTTTCTTTTGGAAGAGATTCAATGATTAAATATAATAATTATTTTAATGATATAGATTTCACAGATAAAAATCTAAGATTGAGAGTTAAAAATCAAGAGTTTGTTGCTGAGACAGTAGCGTATGATTCTGAAAGGCTTCAAGTGTGGGTTAATAATATTTCACACAACTCCTTTCTTTCGAATGATGAACAGACATATGTTTTAGATTATGTGACTGATTCAGAGACTGAAAGGAATGAATGGTTAACAAATAGTATCCTACCTTGGGTTCGGAACCATCATCGTGATGTATATAATAACTTAATCTCTGATGCTAGAATTATTGATGATAACATACAACCTTATTTTAGAGGTTCATTTAATAACACTACTGACATTACATATAGTAGTGGGTTCAGTATAAGTAGTTATGAAACAGATAGTGATGTTGATCAAGAAACTGGTATTATCGACGGAGGAGATTTTGTTCGCGGAGCAATCAAATTGTATGCCAATGATACTATTATATCTCTGCTCTACTCTGACTATCTAAAAAATGTAGAACTTAAGACATCTAGATCTTGGTTAAAATCTTACAATGCACCATATAGTTATTTAAGTGATGGAGAATATGTAACTGCATATGATGCTTTAACAACACTCAGCCCTATAAGTAATATTAGGACTGCTCGGGCGAAGAATGATAACTATATCACATACTTCTATGCTGAAGAGGAAGAGAATGAAGCTAAAAGAAATATCCGTGTGTTGAAAGATTCTGATGTACAACCTTTTGTAGATTATTATAGAAATTTAATTAATGAGTAATATATCAAAGAACATTGATTCTGGTTCCAGTAGGAGTGTTACGCCAGGTTCATACAAGATAAAATCTATTAAGCTTTTCACGCACACTGGCGATGACTTTCTGATTCAGAATGTTGTAACCAAACTTATTATAACAGAAAGCATTTACTCTAATACTCTTATGTGTAAGCTTTCTGTTAGGGACACGACTAATATGATCGAAAATCTCCCTTTGATTGGACAGGAGAGGATCGAGATTCAACTGGAACACAAACCACTCAGCTCGAAGACCCAGATCGCCAAAATCGAGTTAGAATTCTATGTTACAGAATATCCACTATATGGTAGATCGAACGAGAAGCATATTCAGTCATTTTCCTTTAGTGGTATTTCCAAACACGCATACATTTCAAGGTTTAAGAAAATATCCAGGGCTGTAGATGGTCTTACATCGGATGGAATAAGCAACATTGTTTCAAGTGATTTAGGATCAAGTTCATTCGTCATGAACAATCCCCCTATATCAAAGTTTAAAGGAACCATTAATACACAGACACCATTGGATGCTATTGAGTGGTTGAGAAAGAAAACATATGATGATAATAAGGCACCCTATTACTTCTTTCAAACATTAAATGGTGATGTCAATCTATCTTCTCATACAGAGTTGGTTGAACAGCCCGTTTACTATAATTATTATAGCACTAGAGGTTTCAATCATGTTCCAAACACTGAAGAAGATTATTTAGAAAGAAAGCAGCGAATACTTGAAATCACATCCGATCTCAGGTTGGGAAAAATATTTCAGGCCATTGATGGTGCATATGCTTCAGAAAATTTCTATCTTGATGTGGGCACTAAAACTTTCACATCAACAGAGTTTTCTTATTCAGGTAAAACTATTGAAGGGAAAAAAAATACACCACCAGAGCCGCCCGCCCGTGTAGGGCTCGATCCAGTAAATAGTTTAGGAAGGAAGTCATCTATATCTTCAAATTTCTTAATCGATAATGCTCCTATCAATGAGAATTATCAGTCTCACCATGAGTATGTCTCAACGAATGCCTTTGCCTTTGGTGATACAGAGAAAAACTATAATGAGATGAAAAAAGAAAGTGGGGGAATCACAAAGGCATACGTTGAAAATCTTGAATCGATTACACACGATTTAAAATTATTTGGAGACTATGAATTGAATGCTGGTAAGGTGATCGACATTAACTTACCTCGTGCGACAGAGCCAGATATTCAGGGGGGTATCGATAAACATCTTTCGGGTAAATACTTAATTACCTCTTCTATACATACATTTGAGAATGGAGAGTATTTCACACAGGTGAAAGTAAAACGTGATTCATTCACTATTAATTTATAATTATGAGTACAGAAAATTTTATGCAAAACGGTGGAGCATTCCACTGGTTCACTGGAGTCGTTGAGGATATACAAGATCCGAAGGAGATGGGACGCATTCGTGTGAGATGCTACGGCTTTCACACAAAGAATAAAGAAGATCTTCCAACTGAATCACTACCATGGGCTTCCCCAATGCTTCCTGTGACATCTGCATCGATGACTGAGTTAGGAACTTCGGCAACGGGTCTGTTAAAAGGTTCTTGGGTGATTGGATTCTTTAGAGATGGTTCGAATGGTCAAGACCCTATTGTAATGGGTTCTATTCCTTCCATGTCTTCACTTGTAGATTATCAGTATGGTTTTACAGACCCTGAAAAAAGATATCCAGTGAATACAAAACTTGATATTGCTGAGACTCCACTAGCCGCTAAGAGTATTGATGAAGCCTATAAGAAAGCATTCTCTTATACGAAGAAAGTAGAATTAAGAGAGGCACATGATGTTGTTCCTACAGCAAATGCTGCTCATGAAAACGATTGGAAATTCCCAGACATTGATTCAGTTATTAAACCACAGTATCCTAAGAATCATGTCATTGCTTATGAGAAAGCGACAGATACTTTAGAAGATTCACACATTGTTGAATTCGATGTTACACCAGGACAGGAAAGAATCTCAACCATTCATAGAACTGGTACGTATAGAGAGATCACACCAGTTGGAGATGAGACAAGTGTTATTGTTGGAAATGATTTTCAAGTTGTTGTTAAGAATCAGAATGTGAATGTCATTGGTAATTGCAATCTCACAGTTGATTCTAATTGTTCTACATACATTAAAGGTAATTGGAATATTCAAGTTGATGGTAATATTGTCAAGAAGGTTGCTGGATATGAAAAACTTTCGGTTGGTCTCTATCAAGAGGAAATAATCGACGGCGCTGTAACACAACGGATCGGCTCCACACTAAAACAGTCCACTGGTGGTTCAGTTACTGAAGTTTATGGTGGTAAACTGGATTCCACTATCTTAGGTAATGTTTCAGAGGTGATTGGTGGTTCTCTTAAACAATCCACCGGCGGTTCTGTTACTGAAAATTATGGTGGAAATCAAAGGACTCGGGCCCCGAATATCTTACTGAATTAGTATAAATAGAATATATGGGTAATAACTTTTCAGATAACAACACGGGGAGATCTTCTGTAACTTCGCGAAGGAGATTGTATGCTGACCTCCCCCTGGCTTTCAGTGTTCATCCCAACACACAAGATGTCCCATCATTGAAAGATTTGGATGCAGTGAAACAGTCTGTAAGAAACCTTGTATTAACAGGCTTTACTGAAAGACCTTTTCAGCCTCGGATAGGTACTGGCATCACATCACTATTATTTGATCCTGCTGATCCATTCACAGAAATGGCTATCAAGGATGAAATTGTTAGAGTATTAGAAGAGTATGAACCAAGAGCAAATAATATTTACGTGGAGGTGATCGACTCATCCGACCAAAACGCATATCAAATAAATATTCAATTCGATGGGATGATTTCCAACCAAAGAGAAGAAATTAATTTTTATCTCGAACGCACACGATAATGGCACAATTCAATGTAACAGAACTAGACTTTGATAGGATAAAAGAAAATCTTATCAGTTATTACAAAAACTACCCTGGCGGTAAGTATAAAGACTTCGACTTCGAAGGATCCGGTCTTAATATGATGGTGGATATCCTCGCATATAATACACACTATAATGCAATCACTGCTCATACTTCGATCAATGAGACATTCCTTGACTCTGCACAGTTAAGATCAAATGTTGTATCTCGGGCCAAGCTCTTGGGTTATACTCCAAATAGTGTTACAGCTTCCAGCTGCACCCTCACACTAGAATTTAATGGATCAGTTAATAACTCTGAAGAAAGTTTTAATATTCCAGCAGGGAAGAAAGTCACGACAAGTATTAATGGAAAGACATATGCATTCATAACCACAGAGGATTATGAAGCAACTTTGGTATCTGGTAAGTATATATTCCGCGGCGTAGAATTTCATCAAGGTATTTTAAAATCCCAAAAGTTCGTTGTTAGAGACACTGGTGATAAGGGTCAGAAGTATGTATTGAAAGATAATACAGCAGATATTTCACATCTGAGGGTTAAGGTCCTTGATAATGATTCGAGTGATAGTTTTTCAATTTATAATAAGTTCACAACATTCACAGATGTGACGGGTGAAAGTGAGGTGTATTTTATTACAGAAAATCATGATGGAAATTATGAAATAGAATTTGGTAATAACATTTATGGAAAGAAACCGACTGGCCAGAATATTATTGAACTTGAATATATAAGCACTGCCGGTGAAGAAACAAATGGTGCAACAACATTCACATGGGTGTCGAGTAACCCTGGGCCATCAGCTATTATATTGGAATCACGAGCGGCTGGAGGGGCAATCAAAGAAGACATTGAATCAATTCGTTTCAACGCGCCTTTAACCTTTGCATCTCAAGAGAGAGCTGTTACGGTTGATGACTATCTCGCTCTAATTAAAAGAGATTTTCCTGCTGCCGATATTATTTCTGTATGGGGCGGCCAAGATAATGATCCTCCACAATATGGTAAAGTTTTTATATCAGTAAAACCTAATTCTGAAAATACATTAACCAACACACAGAAAGATGAATTGAAGGGATTACTTTCTTCGAAAAATGTTGCATCAACCATTCCAGAAATCGTTGATGTTAACTTTACATATTTATATTTTAATATATTCTTTAAGTATAATTCAAATCAAACAGATCTGAATAAATCAGAACTTGAGACTCTTGTCAAATCTGGATTGGAAACTTATAATGTTAATATTCTACAAAGTTTCAATACAGTATTTCGCCACTCCAATTTCCTTAAATCAATTGATAGTATTGAAGCATCAATTCTTAGTTCAACTGCTAGAGTGGGTGCTTATAAGCAAAAGATTTTATCGCGGCTTGACACACTATCATCGGAGTTATCATTTGATTTTCAGCTGTATGGCGATATAACCGGTACTGATTCTATCATATCATCAGATGATTTTAAATATCAAGGGTATTATGTTAGACTAGGAGATGAGCCTCTATCAAATACAACAAGACGAATCTATGCTTATAGGGTGGATAATTCTGGCGCACAGATAAAAATGATTAATGATGTGGGGACTTTGATACCTGATACGGGTATCCTTCGATTCAATCCAATACCTGTTGATGAATCAAAAACAATTAATGTATATTGTTCGCCCGCATCAAATGATGTCGTTGCTAAAAGAAATAACTTGATTCGAATTGATGTCAAAAAATCAGCCGTCACTGGAGATGTTGATACGATTTCTGTCGGTGGTGCTGCAGGGGCAATTGATTATACAACATATAATAGGCATAGTTAATGGATATTTCAATAGCAACTGCGAGACCCGCAACAACTGAGGCGAATACTGTCGACTCTTTGGTGCCCATGCATCTAAGAGAAGGTGCGGAGAACTTCATTGGCTTCATTGAAGATTATTACTCTTATATGAATACAGATGGTTTGCCATCACAAGAGATTAATAACATCTTAATTGAGCAAGACATTGATCGGACTTCTGCACAATATATTGATTTGATTCAAGCTGAAATCGCTAAAAATGTTCCAAGGGCTGCAGCATTTGATAGAGTTTCTTTATACAAGAAAATTGTAAAATACTATCTCACGAAAGGTTCAGAGGATAGTATCATTAATTTCTTTAAGATCTTTTATGATGATGTCATCTCAATCCAATATCCAAGGGAGTTACTATTCAAGCCATCTTCTGGTGATTATGCAGAGGGTATATATAGAAACACTAAAGGGTTTGTTTCTAACTCGGATGTTCTACAGGATAGTTATTTTTGGCAGGATTTCTCTTATGTGATTAATTCATCTATTGGTGCTGCTGAATGGAAGAATGAATTTAATAAACTTGTTCACCCCGCGGGCTTTAAGTTCTTTGCTATACTTTCACTATTGATTGTTCGAAGAACCAATTGGATCGGGAGATTTGTTAGATTTAATTCTTTCACTAGAACATATGAAGCGACACTGCCAAGGAATTACAGGGATTTGTATAAAACACATGATTATAATGATCTTGATTGGCTGAAGAGTCTAACTCCACCACATAAATCACACACCAACGAAAGATACAGTGATAAGGTTGGTGACCATATGCCGATGTTTCAATATGGTCTCTTGGGTAATATAGCCACGCGATCCATCGCCACCATACTCAATTATGATGATGATTCGTTCGATCGTCTTATTATATTCATCACCAATTACTTTGCCAAGTCGGACTCTGATAGTTCTATAAGAACTCGAAATGATTATATTCAAAATTTAAAATTCTTGGATACTGGATGTATCAGTGGGTATAAAAATGTGCCAGTAGATTATGGTCTTAAATTTAATTATAATGATATTAAATTCCCAACGATTGATCCATTGGTCTATAGCGATAATCGACTTGGTCGTGGTGGAGATTTCATAGTTGAGCAATCAACATCTGATGTGATGTTATTGACACAAGACGGCGGAAACAACTTATCTGATAATTATGAAAATCGTAGAATTTTCTCAAACATATCAAGTTTCATAACAATAATCGGGGGCCCTGCACCAATTGGGCTAATCACGTTAGATCAGTCTGATGAATCGCCGGTTGGGCAATCATCTCTAAATATAACTACACTAGCGGGCAAACAATTAATAATATAGTATAAATAGTAGATATGGGTATTTTAATTTCAAATTTAAGTAGTACGACAAACATTGCGAATAGTGATAGTCTTATTTTAGATCAATCTGATAAGACTGTTAAAATCACACTCGATGAATTGTCCACACATTTTTCATTAACTGAATTACAGGCGGATGTTGAATTGAATGATCTGGCTGCCATCGATGATTATACTGTTATAGGTAATGTAAGTGGAGCCAGTGCTAAGCCGACCTCGATCAGCATCCTTGATGATCCAACACTTAGCGCCAATAGTAGCACTTCACTGGTTACACAGAGTAGTGTTAAGTCTTATATCGATACGATTGCTTCGCAGATAGGTGAGACTGGTGGTGGAGATGCGTCGGGCTATACCGTCTTTATCGGTGGCACACTCTCGGACATCCCCGAAAATAACAATAAGTTATTAACTCAACTAGCAATCGTAAATTATGTAAAGAGAGACGGTTATATTCAGCCCTCACAATTAAGCACTGGTGCTCCTGTATGGGA